ACTTTTGTAACTGCCGTTTCACCAGTGCCATCACTGATGTTTGTAAATTTCATGATTGCAAGACGCTCACCATCAAGTAGCGTTTGACTTGTAACTGCATCAGCCATAATTTAATCCTCAATTAAAAGTGGGAGCCGAAGCCCCCACTTAGGTTCAGCACTTTACTGATCCACCACGTTTCCTAGCAGGAGAAACCGTCACGGACTTTTCAGTCTTGGTAACAGAACCATTTGCCTTGTTCAAGACATCTCTGTCTTTATTAGACATGGTTCCCGCACCAAACAGACTCTTCGCACCCTCATACAGCTTGCTGGGGATGCTACGGATGGTTTTAGCCATGTCCATATCTTCCTCAGAGGGGCCGATTGATTTGTCGTAGGCGCCTTTTGACAGGTCAACACCACCGCCAGTTTGATACTTCAGGTTGCTCTGGGCTTTCGCTTGCTTCATCGCTGTTGCGTTCTCAGACGCGAAGTCACCTTGCAGTTTCTTCTCGGCTGGGGTCACACTGCCACCTGTTTTAAAGGTGCCTGATTGACGATCATTGCTGACAGGAGCAGATTTCTTCTTAGCTGGGTATGCTACGGCGCGACCGCTGTCATTAACAGCTCCCCCCGTAGCGAAGCGCTTTTTTGTCGCACCACCTTTTTTGTAACCACCGCCGTTACCTAACTTGACATCACCTGTGGGGGCGCTGTTGTTGTCAGGAGTAGCTGTGTTCATCTTGGTGTTGCGATAAGAGCCGCCTTGGTCTTCGGTGTTGATGATGCCGCTCTTGGCGATACCACCTTCAGCCATCTTGACCTTGCCGCCCTTTTTAAAGCCGCCTTGACCGTTAACTACACCACCTGTGGCGTACTCACCGGGCTTCGTCGACTTGGAGATGCCGCCAGTAGCCAGCTTTAGCTTCGTACCTTTGCCACCCTTGTGCTCTTGCATGTCATGCTGAGAGATAGCCTTCTTGATCATGGCTTTATCTTGCGCCATGTCCGACTTGCCACCTTCTTTCATGCCGCCCGTCATGCCCATCATAGCCGCACGACGTGCCGCCATAGATGGACGCTTAGGGGTAGCTACAGGCATCATGCCACCGCGTGCAGGCATAGAAGAACTCATGGGCATGCCCATCATTCCTCCGTCAGCCTTTTTAACGGATCCGCCTTTTTTGAGCTTGAGTTCGACTGTTGGTTCAGTCGTCATCATCTTCACCATTGGTTTAAATTGACCCATGATGTGCTCCTTTAGACGTCAGCGTATTTATAAACAATCGTCACACGAGCGGCGCCAGTAGTAGCGGCAGTACCAGTTTGACTGAACGTAATAGTAGCCGAGACATCACTGGTTCCAGTGTTTGCCCATGCGCTATAAACGCCCGATGTAGCAACAGATGCACGACCTGTAGCTCCCACAGAAGTGGAAGTCACATAAGCCGCGGCAGAAGCTGAAGTTCCAACGGTAACAGTGTTTGTAGTACCAGCGTTAAAAGCTGTAGTCACATCGATGTTGATGTTTACGATTTGTGCATTAGCGGGAATGGTTGCAATCGTTACTGCTGTTGCATTGGTGTATGCAAAAGTTGTTGTAACGGCTGACAACATGCCGCCGATATTGGTCACTTGATTTGCCATTGTCTTTTCTCCTTAAAGCGCAGGGGGCGAACCCCCCGCTTGGGTTTAGACGCCAGCAGTGCCGTACATTGCACGAGGATCAGTGAAGCCAACGTCGTAACGCTCTGTCGCTTTGTAGCGCATAGAGTCAGTTTCGAAGTCGCCTTCCATGGTCTTCTCGAGCTTACGACGCATCAAAAGCTTCATGCCTTCGGGAGCGTCGGTCTGTACCCACCATGACGATGCGTTGGTCAAACGTGACAACACAGCCGCGCCTTCGTCCAACAAACCGATGGACTTAACAGGGTTGATGTCGTTGTTTGCATTACCAGCACGCAAGACAGATTTCAAAAGAACTTCAGCTTGGAAGACGTTGCCGGGAGCCACGACGAGTTGACGTGGAACCAAACGAATCTTCTTACCGTTGTTGTCCACAGCTTGACGAATCTGGATCAACATCTGTTCTAAAGATGTCTGCGACAGATTGGCGGCTGTAGCCAATTGGTTGCTGAATGTACCGCTGACGATAGGGTGCGATGTGTTGATCAATGACACGCCGTCGCCACCTGCTGTAGCACCGCCAGTGAAGGCGTTGTTCAACACGTTAGCAGACAAAGTCTCTTTGGTCTCAATCAATGACTGAGCCAAGTGACGTGCGTACACTTGACCGATACGGATGTGGTCACCGTCTTCAACCAAAACTTTGGTCAAAGCAAATGCCAAACCGTACACAGCGTATACGTAGCGTTTCAGGAACAGAACACCACCCTGTTGGTACGACACTGGTGTGCCGTCAGGCAACTGAGGTGCCGCGCCGAAACCGTACAAGACGGGTTCTTCGTGGTAGTTACGTGGAATGCCTTCTTGTTCCGTGAAAACACGAGACCATTCATCGGCACGTTGGTCGTAGACACCGTCGAAACATTCATTGAGAATTGGTTCGACGATGCTACGAAAGTCGGTACTGCGCATTGGAGCGGCCATGGTTCATGTCCTCCTATTAAACTGCCACGCCAGCCGTACCAGCGAACTGGAACTTAGCGATAGTGGCGCGAACGATTGTGTAATTATCTCCCCAAGCATTGTCGGGGTACGGTGCGAGATTGATGATTCGCATTTGCGCAGTATTGCCAACACCAGCTAAGGTGGTAGACAAAGTGCAAGCAGACAAACCAGTGGTCGTTGAACCATCAGTTACGTTGCTCAAATCAGCCTCGTCGCCTACGGAACTCTGCGCTAGTGAACCAGCGGCTTGAATTTCATAAACGATGTTGGGGTCATTGTAAAAATAAGCGATGCATGAACCAGTCTGATACGCCGTGTTGGCGGGCCAGTTGTTGGACACGCGACGACGACCAGTAGTATCAGTCCACTCGACACCAGAGAACGCTCCTGCGAACGCATCACCAGCGGCGGCGGCTTGAATAACACCAGTTGAAGCAAACTTGACGGGCTGACCCTTCAAGATAGCGCTTGCGTAGGCAGAGACGATACCGTCAGTTAGTGCCGATGCACGATCCAACCCAGAAGGGTGGAATGCAGGACGCATACCGAACGGAGCATTTGTAGAAGACATAGTCTTACTCCTTAGAAGTTAGCCCTCAAAAATTGGGGCACGATTAGGTTGAGATTGGTCAAACCTGCCCATACCTTCGCCTTCAACTCGTACCAGCGACTTACCATTACTGTCACGCTGACCTTGAAGATTCTCAAGCTGAATTCGGACTTTGTCCTGTTCTTCAAGAGGGGCTTCGTAGTGCAGTTGCGCCATAACGTCTTGGTAGACATCCATGGGCAATTTGAACAGCAACATCTCGTTGCATGATATGTATCCAACGTGCTCGCCAGCCTTGACTTTGTAGTTGTCGAACCCAGCCATCTCATCCGCTTTCACGGGAATGTAGCCAAGTCGCACCCTTTTATCAATGGTGTCGTATGCGTTGGTAGTTGAGAGCCAAATAAGGTGCCAGCCGGGCATCGGCGGGACTTTTGGCAGTGCTGATTGGTTCCATTCATCACTCCACATCTTTCGACGTTCCTGTGAGCTTACGAACTTTGTTTCTGGAGCGGCGCGACTTGCGTCCTCGCTTGCGCGATCATTGCGTCCACCTGCATTCAGAGATTTTTTCAAACGTGATTCGGTCATACTTGTTTCCTTAGTAAGAGTTGTTTCGAGCTTCTTGCGCATATCGCTTAATCATCTTCGAGCGCTTATTGGGATCATCCCAAAAGCCTGCATCCTTCATGGCACGCACCTGCTCTGGTTTCAGAACAAATGTATTCCTGTTGGTGCTTCCGTTGACGCTTTCGCGACCAGAACTTGTTACAACACTCCTTGGTCTCTTAGTAGACGAACGTACGTCCGTGCTGTCATTGTACTTGTGAGGCAAGTACTTATGCAAGCGGTTGTCAAGTTCTTCCCAATAATCTTGGCTGGTGGGGTTCCAACCTTCGGCTACGAGAGTCTCGTCAATCTGCTTTGCAATCTTGGAATCGGTATCTCGACCGCTTGGGTCATACCAATCATTCTTCTCCATCCAGTTTGCCGCTAGACGTTGCAGGCGGGGATCTGGGACGTTTCCTTGGGTCTGACGAGGTTCGACAGCAGACTTCTTGAAACTGGACAAAGCTTCCATCTGGCGACGTGCTTCGTACATCATTTCTTGAGCTTCAGCCATGGCGTGACCGTCAGAAGCGCTTGCCGCCTCAGAAATCTTCATCTTGGCGTACTGTAGGCGCAACTCTTGGTCTTCAATGGCTTTGTCGATACGAGCTAGGTCAGCAGAGTGCGTTTTGCGCTCTACAACGGACAAACGCTCCATCAGTTCTTGGTTCTTGCGTTCCAAGTGCTGAAGCTTCATGTCCTTCTCTACGCCTGTCTTCTTAGCTAGATCCCGCTTGGCACGGCGCTTCTCACGGCGTGCACGCTGGTACTCTGTCTCGTCTTCAGGGGCTACGTCGTCGTCAGCATGGTCAGCAGAGCCGCCAGAAGCCATTTCACGGTCGTCTTCCTGCTCGTCAGGGGACTCAATGCTGTCAGGAAGGTCGATAACGGCTGAGCCGTCCGCCTCTTCGGTGACAACAATCTTGTCAAATTCGTTTTCTGTGGTCATAAAAATGCTTTCATGGCTAAGGGATCACCAATGACTTTGGCAATGATTTCGTGGTCGTTCAAGATCATGAAAAGAGCTGGATCTTCATGATCGCTCTCTTCTGGAACCCTAACTTCCCACCTGTCTCCGCCCCATTTAGGGACTCGGATGTAATCACCGACCTCGCACCACGAGCCTTCAGGCCAGCCTTGCATGGTGTCACGGTTCTTAAATGCAAGCGGCCCAACTTCGATGACTTTTGCCACCATATTGTTCCATTTCTCGCTCTCTTTGGTTTCTTCCACCAAAATGATCCCTGCGCCTGTCGTTTTCTGCTTTGTGCGACGTAGTTGCACCAAAATTCGACCACCTAATGGCTTAGCACCCGGATTCACAGCGGGGAATGCCCACTTAACTTCAGCGTTTTCCAACACTTCGGGGTTATCGCTCATCTTCTTCATCTTCCTTTAACATTTTGTTAATGAGATCGAGGGTTTCCTGCAATCCCAAGTTTGTGCCGACCGTGCGATGGTACGTCTCCCATGTCGCGACATTACCTGCCGCTAGAGAAGAAGCTATTTCAGCTTGACGCACCTTAATAGCGCCGATCAGATCACCCAAATTGAATATCATTATTTTTTCTTAGCTTGCGATAGGGCGCCTCCTTGTTTTTTAGCTGGCGCTGTAGTGCCAGAGGACTTCAATGAAGTGCCATCGAGCTTCTCGCCTGCGGCGATACGCTTGTGCATGGGAACTGCTTCGTTGTGGTATGGGTTAGATGTAGCCATTTCAAACTCCTAAGTTACGTTGTGCTTCGTTTTGAAGCTCCATTGCAGTTACTGCCTGCTCGTTTTGCAATTTCGCCGCGTCTCGCGTCAATTTTGCGGATTCAATACGTTCTCTGGTCAGGTTGTCAGCCGAATTGGTGGACATCTTGACGCTGTCTTGCTGTTGTTGCTTAGCCATCTCAGCTTGCAGTCTTGCGGCGTCGGCTTGACCCTCTTGGGTAAGGCGTCTGTCTTGCAACTGCATCTCTGCTTGGTCTCTTGCCGCACGACGCTGGGTTTCTGCCATGCTTGTCTGCATGAGAACCTGAGCTTCGGGAGGCATAGGTGCTTGACCCTTGCTCTGTTGCATCATCTGCATCATCTGTTGGATCACAGGCATAACGCCCTTGAACGCTTTCTCGCTGTCCATAGCGACGTGCTGGGATGCCAAGGCGTAAACCTTGTCGATTTCGGCTGTAAACGCTGGATTTGCGTAGTCTGCGTCCTTTTTCCCTGTGGACTTGGTCACATAACCGTTCATGCGCTTCAAGTACCACAGCGTGATGTGCTGTTTGATGTGCTCCATGGCGTGGGGCATGAAGGATTGAGCGATCATGGGGTTGGCGCCGAAGGCTGGATCTTTGGCAAAGTCCAAGTGACCCTGAATGTGAGCCAAGTGATCCTGATCAATGAACGCAAATGCGGACTGACCAAGCGCCATGGCGACGTTTTCGTCGGCAACTGGGCGCTCTTCGGGGTTGGGAACGTCGATCATGATCTCGTTGACGCCCGGCACCTTGATCTGCTTTAAAAACCTCTCCACCACCACTTTGCGGTTGAATAGGTCAGGGTTCTTCTCCATCAAAGCCATCACCGCTTGGCTCTGCGCCATGCGTTGTGTCTCAGAGAAGATGTGCGGATCAGAGACAGGGATCACATCTGTGTTAGATGCGAAGTCTTCCTTGCTGATTTCAAGGTCTTCAACCACTTCACCCTTGCGTTGCTCGTCCAAATACCAACGATTTAAGCGACCAAGGATCTTTAAAACGCGACCTTGTGACTCGTGCAAGCGTGCATGGATGGCAGAGAACACCGCGGCGCCCTGCTCAATCAGCGCTTGGGTGGTTCCAACAGGGGTGTTGGAGTTCACGTCAGCGATCTTTTCCTCTGCGGTGGTCACGACACCCTTAGCCGCACTGTCTAACCAGCCCAAAAGCGAGAATAGGACAGGTGAGGGTGGGTTGAATGGCATAGGCATGGCGATCTTGCGGATGTCATCGACGCCCGGCATCCCCTCGATCTCACAAACCTGCGTCACATCCACCTGCTGGGACTGACCCGAGATCTTCGCTCCCTTGAGCTTAAGCATGGTCGCCGCATTGTTGATATGGGCAGAGTCCAATAAAGCGCGTAGAGAGCCTGTAAGAGCCG